TTTGCTTACAAGTAATCTTGGTTGTTCAGCTACTGGTTGGGCAATAGCAGGGTATGAGTTATCTCCTTCTGATACTACTAAGAATACTGTATTTAAAGAAATTGTGTGCCAAGATAGTATTGAACATTGGTATGCAAATACTATTTATCATGGTGATAACTATTGTCATTTACACAATAGATGGGAACACGTAGAGGTGAAATGAGTGGAGGAAAACCAAATACCGCCAGAAGTTATCGCACTGCTATTCTTGATGATAACGCCATTGTATCTATTAATCTTAAATGGTTGGGTCAAATTTGTGTTCTCGTTGCCTGTCTTGTCTATGGATATTGGCAAATTGAAACAAGGATTAGAGACCTTGAAGAAAATATTGTTGTCGCTAATGAACAAATTGCAGACCTACTTAACAAGCATATTGTTGAAGAAAAAGCACAACGAGAAGAGTTAGCAGAGAAAGTAGCCTTCTATGAAAAAGAATTCAATATTAACCCTTTATCTTGGGGTAAAAGAAAAAAGAAAAAATAAAAAAGAGAGGTAAACAATGCCAGGTCATTACGGTAAAAAGAAAGTAGGTATGCCATCAAAAAAGAAGAAAAAAAGAAAGAAAGTAAAAAAGAAAAAGTAGTGCCAATACCCAATCATTGTATTGAGTGCGACAAACCTTTAAGCAATCCAGATAGTTGGATGTGCGAAAGTTGTCAAGAAAAAGAAAACACGTTTACTTACGATGAACATAAACAAACAGAACGTTAGTAAAGCTGAAGAGATATTTGAATTAGCTAAGAACGATATGCTTAGTTTTGGCAAATTGTTTCTTGCTGACGACTTTATGCGTTCTGAAACTCCGTGGTTTCATTATGAAATAGCAGATGACATTATGAATCACGATAAAAAGCAGTTAGCTATTATAATGCCTCGTGGTCATGGCAAAACTGTGTTAACTAAATGTGACTTGTTGTGGTCTTTTTGTTTTGCTAAACAAGATAATCCATTGTTTTATGGTTGGGTATCTGCCACACAAAAACTTGCTAGCGGTAATATGGATTATATAAAGACTCACCTTGAGTTTAATGAAAAGATTAAATACTACTTTGGGAATATGAAAGGACGTAAATGGACAGAAGAAGATATAGAACTTTCCAACGGATGTAAACTGCTCTCGAAATCAAATGTATCGGGTATTCGTGGAGGAGCTAAACTGCATAAACGATACGACTTAATTATATTGGATGACTTTGAAGATGAGAATAATACACTTACTCCAGAAGCTAGAGCAAAGAACGGAAACCTTATCACTGCGGTTGTTTATCCTGCTTTGGAGCCTCATACTGGGAGGCTTCGGATTAACGGTACTCCTGTTCACTATGATTCTTTTATCAACAACTTAATTACCAATAGCGAACAAGCTAAAAAAGAAGGTAAAAAGGATTTTGCTTGGGATGTTAGGTTATATAAAGCAATAGATGATAAAGGTAATTCTTTATGGCAAAGTTGGTTTCCTAAAGAAAAACTAGAAGAAAAGAAAAAGTTTTATCGTGATAGTGGTATGCCAAGCAAATTCTATCAAGAGTATATGATGCAAGTCCAGAGTGAAGAAGATTCAATATTTAACTCTAGGCATATAAAATATTGGGAAGGTCACTACGAATGGAATGACGAACACCAAATTGGATATGTATGGCATGACGACCAACTAAAACCAGTTCAAACGTTTATTGGTGTAGACCCTGCTACAGATGTTAACAGAAGGGGTTCTGACTACAGTGTGTTAATGGTAATTGGTATAGACCAAAATAATTCTATATATGTAATAGATTATATTAGGCAACGTGACCTTACTGTTATGTCTATTGTTGGCGAAAACAATATGGGTATCGTAGACCATATGTTTGATTTAGCACATAAATATCATCCTTTACTTCAAGTAGTTGAGGACACAACTATGTCCAGACCTATCTTTCAAGCACTTCGTTCTGAATCTATGAGAAGAAATGATTTTTCTGTGAAATGGAAAGAAGAAAAACCTGGAACTAGACAAAGTAAGAGAGATAGGATTCAAGAAGTACTTCAACAAAGGTTTGCGATAGGTCAAATATACATGAAAAAAAATCATTACGACTTACACCATGAAATTGTTACATTTGGCAATCGCATGGCGCATGATGATACAATAGATGCCCTTGCCTATGCGTGCAAATACGCCACTCCTCCTCGTAGTCTCGTCAAAGAAAACGGTATTTACCGCAAGAATTCTAAATCCCGTCCTAAAAACTGGGTGTTAGCTTAATGGCTAAAAAGAAGGACAAAAGAGCAGACAGAGTAAGAAAATTATTCAATGCTATTAATGATTCTCGTAGACAAGACTGGGAAACAATTAATCAGGAAGGTCACGATTTTTATTTAGATAACCAAATTTCTCAAGAGGATATAGAGGCTCTTAGGGATCAGGGTATGCCTACCTTTACTGTTAATAGAATAATCCCTGTAGTAGAGATGCTTAATTATTATGCAACCTCAAACACTCCTCGATGGCAGGCAGTTGGTACAGAAGCTTCCGATAGTGATGTAGCTGCAGTCTTCTCTGATGTTGCTGATTATATCTGGAATCTTTCTGAGTGTCAAACTTTGTATTCTAATGTAATTAACGATGCAATAACTAAATCACTTGGGTTTCTTCAAGTATGTGTTGACCCCAATATGGATAATGGTATGGGTGAAGTTGTTATTCAACAACCTGACCCTTTTGATGTCTACATAGACCCTAAATCACGTGATCCTCTGTTTAAAGATGCTTCTTTTATAATGATTCGTAAAGTATTGCCAAAAGCACAATTAATAAAATTATATCCAGAACACAAATCTAAGATAGGTAGATCCTCCTCAATGGAGTCAACTGAATACCATTATACTGATAAACCTGAATTTTCTGCTGATTTTCAATATAAAGAAATAACCACTGGTTATGACGAAGAAGGGCAGGAAAGTCCAATGGTTGAATATTTTGAAGTGTATGAAAGAGATAAAGTTAAATATTGCAATGTGTTTTATAGAAGAATACCAAGTCCTGAACAGGTTGAACAGGTAAAAAAACAAGTAGACACTCAAATTGCCGAAACCAGTGCCGAAATGCAGGTCCAACTACAAGAATTACAAAATAAATTGCAAGAAGGTGTACAAAATGGAGAAATACTTCCTGAAAGAATGGAGTTAGAACTTCAGAAAGCAGTTAAAAATAATGAAGCTCAGTTAGCATTGTTGAGTCAACAATTAATGGCAGAAGCACAAAAAGAAATGTCTGTTATAGAAAATAAAGTTATTACTGCTGAAGAATATAACGCTCTTAAAAAAGATGAAGAATTTTCTAAAATGATTGTAGACCATGTTTTCTTTTATAGAACACAGATAAAATTATTAAAAGTCGCAGGTGATATAACATTGTCGGAAGATATTCTTCCTTCAGAGCATTACCCATTGGTTCCTTTTATGTACAAATGGACAGGAACTCCTTTTGCGATGAGCGCAGTTGCACCTTTGGTTGGTAAACAGCAAGAAATCAACAAAGCCCATCAGCTTATGATACACAACGCCTCATTGGGTAGTTCATTACGTTGGATGTACCAAGAAGGTTCCATTGATACTGCTTATTGGGAGAAGTTCGCAACCGCTCCAGGCGCATTGTTGCCTGTTAATCAAGGTTTTGAAAGCCCAAAAGAGGTTATGCCTGCTCAATTGTCATCTGCTTTTTATCAAATAGTTCAGCAAGGTAAAGTTGATATGGAATATCTTGCAGGTATTTACGGGACTTCAATGGGAAGCAGTGAAAATCAATCAGAAACATATCGTGGAATGTTAGCATTAGATGAATATGGCACACGAAGGGTAAAGCAATGGTTGAAGAGTAGCATTGAACCATCACTTAAACAATTAGGTCAGGTAGTAAAAGATTTTAGTCAAGGAGTTTACAAAGCTCATAAAGTAATGAGAATTGTACAACCCAATAATATTGAAAATATGAAAGAAGTAGAAATCAATGTTCCTATTTACAATGATTATGGTCAGGCTATTGGCAAATGGAACGATTATGAAACTGCGAGATTTGATGTTCGTATTGTTGCTGGTTCTACTTTACCTGTTAATAGATGGGCATATTTAGCAGAAATGAAAGAATTAATGAAACTTGGTATTGTTGATGATATTGCAGTACTTGCCGAAACAGATATACGTAATAAAGATAAGATTGTAGAAAGAAAGAGTTTATACTCTCAATTGCAGTCTCAATTGGCAAAATTACAAGAACAAATAAAAGACAAAAATGGAACCATCGAAACATTATCAAGGCAGTTGGTACAGGCGGGTATCAAATCAAAAGTTATGCAAGGAGAAGTTGAAGTTAAGAAAGCCGTTAATGACAGAAAGATGTCGGAAGGTCGTTCTGCAGATAGAGTCAAAGCAGAATCAGATTTACAACGGTCACTCCTAAAACAGAATTCACAAGAACAACCTATGGAGGTTAATTAAACATGAGTGAAGAACAACAAGCAGTAACCCAAGATGCAGTAGAAGATGCTGTACTTGGCTCTGCTGAAGGTTTCTTTGACGATTTAGATCGAGAAGTTAACGGTGCGATACTAGACGACATTGAACCAGAACAAAATACACAAGAAGCAACAGAAGAACCTGTAGCGGACAACCCTCTTTTTACTGATATAGAAGAGGCTCCACAACAGGACGAAACTGATTGGAAGAAGCGTTATTCAGATTCATCACGTGAAGCTCAAAAATTAAAACAAGAGTTAGACGAGTTTGGTCGCTTTAAGCCGTACATCGAAGCCCTTCAAAATGATGAAGGTTTAGTCAATACAATAAGAGATTATGTTCAAAACGGACAAAAACCGAAAGAACTGAAAGAAGAGTTAGAACTTCCTGAAGACTTTGTTTTTGATATTGATGAAGCAATCTCTAATCCAAATAGTGATAGTTCAAAAGTATTTTCAACTATGATTGACAGAGCGGTAAGCCAGAGAGTAGAAACAAGATTAAATGCAGAAAAGCAAAACACGCAACAAGCAATGCAAAAGGCAGAGCGTGATAAACAAGCATCAGCATTTAAAAAGAAATCTGGTATGAGCGATGAAGATTTTACTGAAATGATGGATTGGGCAAATAAACATCAAATTGGATTTGAGGATATTTATCTATTAAAAAACAAAGACTTGTATATGTCTAATGTTGCTAATAGTACCAAAGATGATATGCTTAAACAAATGAAAGCAGTTCGTAGTATTCCTACTACTGCAAGTAATACAAATTCGCAGGCTAAAACTGTGGATGCTAACGATCAGGTATTTGACGCAATACTAGGTTTAGATAATCAGGTAGATAACTTGTTCGGTTAAATAGGTGTGCGTTTTGTTTTGACATAACAAGCAAAACAAAAGGAGAGAAAAATGGCAGACAATCCATTATTTCTTAGTACACATGATGTTGCTCCTTCGGCTAAAGGTGCTAGTCCTGACACAGGCGGTGCAGGGATTGGTGACTTACGGAGAAGATATGCGTTTGGTGATCGTGTATCAGAGCTAGCAATAGACCAAACACCATTCTTTAGATTCCTATCAATGGCATCTAAAAAACCAACTGATGATCCAGAGTTCAAATCACTTGAGCAACGTCACAGTTTTCACAAACGATATGCTTATGTAGTAGGTCTTGACCTAGATGGTGGCACTATCGGAAGTGGTGACAATGACAACGAATACGTAGACTACTCATTTGCTGCAGGCGATTTAGCCGCAGGTCAGACAATGAATGTTAAACTTCAAGCAGATTACTTATCAGAGGGTAATGTACAATCTGTTTTAGGACAAACAGGCATTACTATTGGAGACACTGGAACACAACCTCAGTGCTTCTTAGTTGGTCAAATGATTAAGATACCTGTTCGTATTATTCTTACTGCTTCATTAGGAGCTGGTCAAGATGATATGTCTCCAGGAAATGCAGGCGATATTGCAGTTGATAGTCAAGATTACCTCATTTGTCAGATTACCAATATTGGCGTTGTTGATACTGGTGCAGATGCTGAAGCAATTTATGCAGAAGTAAAAGTTGTAAGACCTGCAGTAGCAGTTGCTTCAAGTTACTATATGCTTCCTGGTGCTGAGTTTGACAATGCTGGAAGTACCTTTGATGGTATCGACCTTGCAGGCGCAGGCGAAGCTGATAAGTGTTATGTTGTTGGTAATGCACACGCTGAAGGTAGTGGTTTTCCAGATAGTTGGAAAGATCAACCATACAGAGATGTCTTTGGATTTACTCAAATCTTTAAGACTTCTTGCCAAATGACAAATACTGCTAGAGCAACTCAGCTCAAGCTAGTACCAGATGAGTGGGCAAGAATCTGGAAACAGAAGTTAATCGAGCATAAGTACGATATGGAGCAAGCTTTCTTGTTTAATAGAAAACTTTCTGATAGTACAACTCGTTACACTCAAGGTATCGTTGATTATATCTTACAGTCAGGTAATATCTTTGGTTTAGATACTGCTACAAAATCACAGGATTCTTTCCTTGATGATATGAGCGATTACCTAGACCCAAGATACAATAATGGTGCGGCTACTGTGTTCTTTGCAAGCACTGAAATCTATAACTGGTTACACAAGCTAAGTGGTTACTTTGCTAACAATGTTGGTATGGTAAAACCTGGAGCATCTTCTCCTGATTCAAGTGGTGCTAGTTATGGTAGAGCAGATATGTCGATTACTGGTAAAAAGAAAGTCTTCGGACTTAACGTTACCACAATCTCTACTCCTTATGGCGATATGAATGTTACTCGTAACATCCACCTCGACAGTGGAGCTGCAGGAGCCAAGATGGTTGGCGTAAACATGAAGCACGTAGCTTACAGACCATTGGTCGGTAATGGCGTGAATCGTGATACATCAATCTACGTTGGTGTTCAGAGCCTTGAAAACACAGGTGTTGACCGCAGGATTGACCTCATTCAAACTGAGGCTGGTCTTGAGTGTCTAATGCCTGAAGCACACGCAGTGTGGAAATAGGTTAGATAAAAAAGTGTTGTTCGGGGATGTTTTCCTTTCACATCCAATCACATCGGGTTATCCCAAGTCGCATCCCCGAAGAACCTTTTAAAGAGGACATATGGCAACAACAAACATAGAATTAGATATTGAAAACATTACTGGAGTAGCTGATGCAGATGACCAGTTTATTGTATCAGCACAGAAAATGGTGGTGTCTAGTATTCCAAAAGAATTAATGACATGGGCATCAAGTCAATCTGGAGTTATGACCAGTAATGGAGATAGCGATGCAGTTTTAAATGTAGATAGTCTTTTAAGTGTTAAAAGAAATGGATATGGTTGTAGAGAAATATCTTCAGATGATTTGGCTTGGGCATCTGATGAAAACAGTCTAAAAAAAGCAACATCAAAACATCCTGTTTATGCAGTTAGTGATGGCAAAATTCAAATACAACCTGAACCACAAGCAGGTCAAGAAGGCTATTACTATTATGTAGATTTTTCAAAGGTTGATGATAATTCTGATTTAAGAAATGCAGTAGTATATCATGCCTCTTCAAAAGAATTCACAAAGTTAGCAGTAGGTAAGATTCCAAGTTGGTCCTCAATTACTGCTCCATCAACTATACCTTCACCTTCATTTGGTGGGGATTTAACTATTAGCTCAAATGCACCTAATACACCAAGTATTACAACAGTTACTTATGTAGATGCAATAGGATCAGATGCTTCTGCTCCAACGTTTACTACTGCTACTGTTTCAGCAGGGGATACATTTGGAGCAAATACTCCACCATCATACACTAAACCAGAAGTTACATTATCAACATTATCAAGCATAAGTGACTTAGTTGTTGGTCCTAGTATTCCAGACGCACCATCATTAAGTGTTTCAAGCGTTACAATTACTGGAACTGCTCCAGTTTATAATTCGCCCATAATCGCCCTAAGTGATGCTCCAAGCATATCATCACTCAATGTATCAATAACTTCGCCTTCTGCGCCTAATTTATCGGCAAATACAGCAGTTGTAGGAACTGCTCCTACCTATTCTAAACCATCATTGGGGTCAGTGCCTACTTTTCCAACGTTATCTTGGAATATTCCAAGTAGACCAATTGCTCCACAGATACAGGCAAATACTTCATCAACTGGTGGATCGGAAGTAGACCTAAGTAAGTTAGCAAATGCTCCAACATATACGCCTCCTGTAATGCAGGCTCCTGATTGGGCAGATATTAACAATTGGATTAATTCAGAAGAAGACCCTGAGATGTCAGCGGCTAGAGTTCAGTCTATACAGGCTCAGATTAGTGATTATCAAGCAAGACTTAATGAATCTCAACAAATATTCAATAAAGAAAACATAGAATATCAAGCCAAGTTACAAATTGCATTGCAAGATGCAAATCAAGGCAGTCAGGGAGATAATTCTTTAATTAGTCAATTTGGTTCAGAGGTACAGGCATATCAAACTGAAGTAAACAGTATTATACAAAACAATGTTCAGCAAGTTCAATCATGGCAAACTGAATATGCCATAGCTTTACAAGAATATGGTACAGATATTCAAAATGAATTAAATGAGTTCAATTCTCAAAATGTACAATTTCAAGCAGAATTACAATTAAGTATTCAAAATGCTCAATTATCAGAATCTAATGATGCTCAAGCATTGCAGAAATATCAAGCAGAGGTTCAAGACTATCAATCAGAGGTAAATACTGAAATTCAAACGTTTCAGTCAAATCTTCAAAAAGATTTAGAATTATGGAGAACTAAAAGACAAACTGAACTGCAAAAGTACTCTGCCGATATACAAAATAATTTAAATGCTTTTAACGAGTCTAATGTAGAGTATCAAGCAAAACTCCAAAAGGATGTAACTGATGCTCAATTAGCTGATGCAAATGAACAGAGAAAACTTGCAAAGTATCAAGCAGAAATTCAGGCATATCAGCAAGAAGTAAACAAAACATTGCAAGAGTTTAATGGAAACGTACAAAAAAATATTTCAGTCTTTAATGCTGAAAACCAATCAAAGCTTAATCAGTATCAAGCTGATATTCAGAATGAGCTAAATGAATTCAATAAAGAGAATGTTTCATTTCAAGCCAATATTCAAGAAGCTTTTCAAGAAGTACAAATAGCCAATCAAAACAATATTGCTGAAGCACAGGCTCAACTTCAAGTAGCAATAGATAATAAAAATAGAGAACAACAAAGAGCTTTGCAAAATGCAATACAAGAAATGCAGGCAGTTGTTCAAGATAACAATGCTATTTTATCAAAATTTCAAGCAGAATCTCAAACCTATGGTGTCAATATAAACAAAGAGGTCCAAGCCTTTGCTAATACACTAAGTAAAAATGTACAGGAATATCAAAGCAAACTAGCATTATACAATGCTGATGTTCAAAAATACAATGCAGAACTAGGTCAAGAGGCTCAGAAAAACGCTTTATCAATTCAAAACGCATCGTTCTATTCTCAAGAATCAAGAAAATATTATGACTGGGCAGTATTAGAAATAACAACATACATAAGAAATAATAGCAAGATTATTGCTAGTACAATTGCTCAACAACAACAAGGGGGTCAATAATGGCAACAACACATAAAGTAAAGTGGGCAGTTTCAGCTAGCCCTATTGTCACTGTAGATGCAGTTGATGGTGCTAGTTTAGAAACAAACACTTTACATGAAAACATTAGAAGAACATTGGGCGGAAGCGGTGAAGCAAGCACTGATGGTGCAATAGACTATGGTGGAGTAACAGATGGGGCTACTAACTATTTGCAAGGTACTTCTGGGGGTGTTCAAATAGGAAACACAAATTCTACATTTATTTGGGTAAAGCATAGTGGATACCAATGGGGCGGCGATGCTAGCACATTAGGTTCAGCTACTACTGATAATATTCAAGTAAAAGTTGGTACTGAAGTATGCGCAGTTTTAAGACCTGGAGAGGCAATGGTTTTTCCATTACATGGAGAAGCTAGTAGTTCTGACTGGACAGCTTGCAGTGATGGTAGTGATGATATAGCAGTTGAAGCTATAGGTTTAGATTAATGACTATTCAAGAAGTAATGGAACGAGTCGGTTCAAGAGAAACAACTCTTATTACCGCATTTATTAAAGATGCAATTCATCTAATTAATTCTAACAATGAAGAAAATATTGCAACTTGGAAAACAAGCATAATTGATGGAACAAGAGAATATGCTTTTCCTGCCAATTTGTTACATCTTCGTTCTGTATCCGTTTTAGACGAAACTGATGATAAGTATAAAATGATACGAAGGTTAGTTGGTTCAGATGATGTTGTAGAAGATACGGAACCAGAATAATGGCTAGAAACATCCACAGAACTTGGTTTTTTAGAATTGTAGGTAAAAACTTATATCTATATCAAAAGAAATCTGGTGATACAACTATGATGTATCCTGATGAAAATATCACTAATGGATTAATGTTTGAGGGCAGTGCTTTTATATACCCCTTTGTGACTGTAGACCCTAATGAATTAGTTGGTGATACTAACCCTAGCCTAGTAGAACCGAGTACTGTTGATGAAGATAGTCATATTAATCTATCAAGAATGTTATCTCTTGCAGTAGTTGATTATGTAAAAGCAATGCTATCTGATGCAAGAGGTGATTTAGAAAGAAAAGAATATTACATGAGAGAGTTTTGGAAAAAGTTAGGAGATCATCAGAGTAATAAAATGAAAAGCAACAAAGTAGTAACCACATATCCATATGCAATAAAATAAAATGGCAAATTATATACAAACAAACATTATTCCTCCTGTTCAAACCTATGTCAGAAAGGTTTTTGATTTTTGGAATCAATGGGAGTCTCAAGGAACAAACTGGGAGGCTACTGCAAGAAATTATGAAGACATTGGAGAATAAATGGCAAGTTTAACAGGACAAACAATAGCAAATAGCTACAAGGATTTATTACAAATATCTAACTCTAATAGTGGAGTAGATGGAACCATACGAATAGTAGAGGATGGAGAAGGAACTTCTTCTGCATTAAAGATTGGCACAGGTGGAATAGAGTCTAGTGGAACGTTAACAGTTTCGGGTGTTACTACTATAAATAGTAACTTAAATGTTAATGGTAATATAGTTGTTTCAGATTGCGCAACACTAGAAAATGGTGGAGATGCAATTTTTACTACTCATGTCCAAATAGATAAATCTTCATTAGAAGTATTTAATACTGATACTGGGCAAATTATAGGAGAATTTTGTTCTCAACCTGAAGATTTTGAAGACGGTGGAATAATTAGATTAAGAGAATTGCCATCCAGTGCTAATGACCCCGATACAAGTGCTAATTATTTTAATATATTTGGTAGAGATGACAACAAATTATATTTTTCAAATAACACAGGCGACCCTTACAAAATACTGCATGAAGGTCTACAAAATATGGTATTCACTTCAGAAGTTACTTTTACAGATAATGAACAAAGCGATAAGTTAAAAATAGGGTACTTAATTAGTGATCCTGGTACACAAGGAACTGAAATACTTAGTGACCACGGCAACCTATGGCTTACTTGTGGCGATGCAAAAATAAGGTTTAAAAATGATGATAGTGGGAATAAAAGAGTAATCTTTGAAGGAACTTATGGAACACTTTATCAAGCTCCATTAGAAATGGAAGATGGTCAAAATATAATTTTAGGACAAGATTCATCATCTATTAATAAAATACAAAATTATAACGG